AACTCGATTGCGGTAATGACGAATGTGGCGCATGCTACGAAGTCTCAAGCATTGAAGAGTACTCACATGGAATTGTGACATGGACTGCCGAATGGGTGTGTAACAAGTGCGGTGAACAAAATGCCCGTGAAGGTTGGTATGACCCAAACGATAACTCGTAAACCAAGTATTATTAGCTCAACCAAAGGAGAAGGCGTGGAGTCTGCAATTACTGAAGAAGTAGTAGAAAAGGCAGCCGCCGAGTCGTACGGTTGGGTTCCTTGTGATTCTTGCAGAATTGCCCAGGCAATTTGGAAGGTGACCGGAACCTCCGGAGACCTCTTCTTCTGTGGTCATCACAAGAACAAGATGGAAGTTGGGCTCGCAGCGTGGGCAAACGAATTTGTGGAGATAGTGTACTTCGACAAGTAACCATGATATAATAGTACTAACAACGACGAAAGGACAAGAAAATGCACATCGCAGAGGGAACATCCCTACAAGGGTATGTCACAACTACAATGAGAGATCTCATTAAAGCGTTTGATGAACCAACGTTTTACTACCCAGGAGACAAAGTAACTGTTGAATGGACCCACACGTTTTCAGATGGCTCAGTTGCAACAATTTATGACTGGAAGCGCTATGATTTAGGTGCGCCTGACATGGATGAACTTATGGAGTACAACATCGGTGGATTCAACCGAGATGTAGTTGAACTCGTAAAGAACGCGGTTCTTGCAAAAGAAAGACTAGTGTAATTATGAAAATTAAACTTATTGAACTTGCCGACAATGACATTGAAGTAATTCTTCGCTCGCTTGGTAAGGAAAAAGCTTCTTGCCAAAGTGCAGGATTACATCATCTCGCACATGAAGTTTCAGATCTTCAAGCTCGTATTAAGAGTCAGGTGCCAGTGGATGTTAAATGAGTTATGTGATATATGTGGATTCAACGAGTCAGACCACCAAGGTCTTCAAGCAGAGCGAGCTGCAAATTTACTCATCATGGAGCAGGTTGCAAATCAGTTGCCATCTGACTACAGACAAGTACTTACTGAAATTCTCGTTGATTGGCGAACACATTCGTTCCCAGCCTGTGACCCACTAGCGATAGATTAAGGAAACCAAATGCCTAAAAGAATCATGATTAAAAAGCAGGTTCCGGTGACGCGGCAACAGACACTGCCGTTTGTCACTATCACTGCACTTCACCTCGTCGAGGACAAGGAGATGCGTGCGGCGTACATCTATGTACTTCGCATGAAAGGGTGGAATCTTCAGGCACTTGCCGACGCTCTTGAACTTACACGCGAGCGTATTCGTCAAATTGAAGCTAAAGCTTCGTCTTCTCTAGCTCTGCACGTACTTGCAGATCCAGGATCTTTCCCTGTCCCAGAGCTTGACACCATGGAGATTGAAGTTCCAGGTCCACCTGTCTACATCGAACCTTCACCTGAAGCTCTAGCTCGTCTACTTGAGCTAAAACCTCTTGCACAGAAAGTTCGCTACGACCATACAACTTACCGTAAGGAAGCAGAGGAGTACACAGCTCTTATCTGGAACACACATTCAGTTGAAGGTGTAACCCTGTATCGTCTTGCAAAACGTCTTGGCGTGACACATGGAGCTCTTAGATTCCGTCTTGCACGTTATGGATACTTAATGCCAAAAACAGGAAAGAGTAAATGCTACCAACCTGTCAAGCAAACGAATCGCGCGGTGACACAATGAGTTCGCTATATGATTTAGTAAATGTATTTGACGAGCAAGGAATCTGGCTTGGCGAATTCATCAATGAAGAAGTTGCAAAGGATTGGCTGAAGAAACATAAATTAGATCTTACTAAGTGTGAGATTTCTAAGCGAAGACCAGAATGGAGCAGAAAGTAATGGATGCAACAAAACTTGAAATCGTGGATATGGATACCCACCGAAATGGAATTGGCGGGATGCCGTTCGCTGTAGCTCTCGTTGATGACCCTGAACAGTCAGACACAAAGCTGGTCATCATGTTCCAGGCTGAAGGACATACCGCTGTCCTCTCGCTCAACAAGCTCATGGAAGAAGACATCTCCTTCGGGACAAACTCCTGGAGGGGCGACCAATACGAATTTGCACTCCGCCCGGAGATGTGGCCGGATACCGAGGATGTTACCGATGAGTAAGGTGTACTTTCTTAGATCTTCCTGATATAATAGTACTATCATCGGAAACGGTGAAAACGACAAACGACGGAAGGAAACAAAATGCAAAAGAAATGGTGTCTCCTCAAATCCAGCGATGGTCAACGTGGAGCAAACGGAAAGCGCAAGATCTATGAGGTAACTGTAGACGGTCCAGTAGTTCGCACCAGCTGGGGAATGGCAGAAAAGCCAGTTCGCCAAAGCGAGGTAAAGAATTATCGTGACGAGTTCTATGCACGCCAAGCTGGATTCATGAAGGTTCAGGAAAAGCTTGCAAAAGGTTACGAATTAGCTTACGCCGTATAAATTAGATTTCTGTGGCGCGTACTCCAATCCGCGCCACAGAACGACCTGGGTACGTCATTAAACTGCCTACCTAACAATGTCGAAAGGACATCATGATAGTAGCAACGTTGCACAGAAGTAAGGCTCCTAACGCCGCTTGGCTTGTTACCGTAAAAGATATCGGTAGCGGTGAAGCACGCTATGGTGCATTCAAGTCTCTAGGCGCTGCAAAGCGTGAGGCAGTTCTCTATGCCAGTTCATTCTTGGATACTGAGCGTAAGCGTCTCCCTTGGGTAGAAGATAAGGTTCAGTCAGCTGAAGGTATCGGATACTTCCGTGCCGAGGTCGATGTTTAATTCTCAGATAGCCGAGCAGACAAGAGCCGTGGATGAACTGTCTACGTCTCCTTGTCAGTGCTTGGTCTATCATCCTAAGGGTGCTTCTAAAGAGTGGAAGCGAGTTTATCAAGACTGGACCCGTACCGGGAAAACCAGTATGCAACTGACTGCCCAGTTATTCGGGCATTGCCCTAGCCAAACAGTCTAGTTTACTTTTATCAGTATACCTGATATAATAGTACTATACACAGGGTGCACCGGTGGTCACCTGAATGACTTTAACTCTAGAGGGTCAGAAACAATCCCGGTGCCCTGCGTATACCTAATGACGGAATGAAGGGAAAAGACATGAACATCGAACAACTTATATCTGAGATCGAGTCAGGCACATTTGATTCTTCCTTGGCAAAAATCAAGGAAGCGGTAGACACACGCCTAAAGGCATCTCGTGTCTTACGCACAATTGCGGATTTTCACATCGGAGACACGGTGGTCTTCAACGATCTAACTGGGACTCGCTACATGGTTGGCCGCAAGGCAACCGTGACAGGGATGAAACAGAAGAAGGTTGTTGTAAGACTGGAGACACCCGTTGGAAGATTTGAAAGGATCAATTCAATAACAGGAAAGTCAGAATCTTCTGATATTGTTGTTCCTGTGGCTATAATTGATCTTGTAAAGTAAGACGCAACCAAGGCACTTAGGATACAGTTTACCTAGCGCCTGGTTGGCGTCTTATTATTTGGAGAGGCGCGCATGACTACGCTAATTGCAATCCAAGGTGACGGTTGGTCTGTCATCGGCTGTGACTCGCGTTCGTCAGACGAAACCGGTCGCTTCCTAGAGATGGCTACGCACAAGGTCGTAGAAAATAACGGTATCTTAATTGCAGGTTCTGGCGCAGGTCGCGGCTCAAACATACTTCAATTTGGTTGGAGAGCTCCTAGGCCTAAAGCTGGACAAGACCTGGACGTGTTCATGACAAAAATTTTTATACCGTCTATACGTAAGGTATTTATCGAGTCTGGTTATGACATGAAGGACGACGGCGAAGCTGCGGCTCACGATTCAGAGTTCATTGTTTCAATACATGGAGTTCTGTATCCAATTTACGAAGATTACTCTTGGGATAGAGAAGAAAGAAACGTCTACCACTCAGGTAGCGGTTCGGATTTAGCTCTCGGCGTTCTTGAAGCTCTCAACTATCAAAAATGTAAGACTGCAAAGGAAGCTGAGAAGATTGTTTACCGTGCAGTAGAAATTGCCATCAAGCATGATATCTACTCCGGCGGTAACATCCACACGTTTATACAAGAAGAGTAGGTTACTAAGCGGTAACTTATCCTGATATAATAGTAATATCAAATGACAAAATGACAAAAGGAGAAACACAATGGCGAAGCTCATTGAAACAAACGAAGGATACGCACCAGCGCACGAGATTGATGACTGGGACTTTCCTCTATACAGCGAGATCTTGCCAGGTTTATGGGTAGGCGGAACTGATGACTTGGATACGATTGAGTATTCTGAAAACTTGCACGCTCCTAAGGCAATCGCAAAGAAAGATTTTGATGCAGTAGTAACTCTATACGCGTGGGCAAATCCAGTTGACTGGATGGTTGAGGAACTGCGATTTGGTTTTTACGATTCAGATGTAGAACACATCGACAGAGAAGCTCTAGCTAGTGCGGTTGGGTTTGCACACCGTAAATGGCAAGCTGGTAAAAAAGTTTTGATTCGTTGCCAAGCTGGGTTAAACCGTTCTGGTCTAACTGCGGCTCTAGTTCTTATGCAGAGTGGTTATACGGCTGATGAAGCTATCACTCTTCTTCGCGGTAAGCGAAGCAAGTATGTTCTGTGTAACGGCGAGTTTGAAGCGTTCCTACGAACGTTAAACGAGACTGACAATGAGTAAGCTATACGTCGCATACGACGATATCTATCTCGATTGGCAATTAGGTAATGGTGATGGCAGTCACCCAACTAATCCAATTCGTGCTAAGCTTGCGACTGAGTTTCTTGAAAACTTAGATCCGATAGTGATTACGCCGTCTGCAACTGAGTCTGACAGAGATCTTTTGAATCATGTTCACAGCGATGAATACATTTCTAAAGTTCTAGATAAAGGACACAGCGGTGAATGGCATCCTGACCAACCACATCTTGGAGCTGTAGCTCTTGAAATGGCTGCGGGAACTATTCGCTTGTATGAAAAGATTCTTAGCGGAGAAGCTCAGGTAGCTTTCAATCCGCAGGGAGCTAAGCATCATGCACAGTATGACCGTAGCTCTGGGTTCTGTGTATTCAATGACATGGCGCTAGCCGCAAAGCTATTTATGGCTGCGGGGCTAAAGCCTATGTACATCGATTGGGATGCGCATCACGGTGATGGTGTAGAAAATATTCTACGAGCGTACCCAAATATAGTTACGGCAAGTATTCACGAAGGTGGAATCTTTCCGGGAACTGGTCTCAAGAGTGAGCCAGAAAACGGAGCGTACAACTGGGCGTTGGACCATACAGCTGGAGACGTGGAATTTCTAGATGCAATGCAAGAAATCGAATTGCTTGCGGATGAGATTCAGCCAGATGTTATTCTTCTAGCTACCGGAGCTGATTCACATTACTCCGACCCTCTGTCGAGTCTTAACTTTGATTATCCTGGATACCGAGCAGCAGCTCAAATCGTGGGTAACATTGCTAACAAACATGCAAAGGGTCGAGTGCTTATTGGAGGAGCTGGCGGGTACCAACCACTTACTCATACCCCTAAAGTATGGGCACAGGTAGTAGCTAAGGTGTACTCAACTATTAGTAGCGAAGTAACCGTATAAAGTTTCCTTTTATAAGGTACTATAGTACACATGGCTAAAAGTCTTGCACAAATTATTGCCGCTATGTCCGATGAAGAGCGTATTGAAGTTCTAGCAGGTCTAGACCCAGACGCTCTTCAATGGGACTGGAGTTTCTGGGGACGTCCTGAACAGCAACGTCCTGCAGGTGATGAGTGGAATATCTGGATGTACCTTGCTGGCCGCGGTGCGGGTAAAACTCGTACAGCAGCCGAGTGGGTGCGCGAAGAAGCTAAGCATACAGATAAAGGACAATTACGTTTCGCGCTAGTAGCTCGTACTGCAGCTGACGTGCGTGACGTTATCGTTGAAGGTGAATCAGGTATTATCAATGTTACACCTCCTAGTGAACGTCCTTTATACGAGCCGTCAAAGCGAAGACTAACTTGGCCTAACGGTAATACCGCTACATGTTTCACAGCTGATGAACCAGATTCTCTTCGCGGTCCTCAATTTACGCATGCCTGGGGAGATGAGGTTGCCGCTTGGCGCCAGACTCCAGATGGTGCTGGGCTTACGGCGTTCGAGAACTTACGTATCGGTACTCGTCTTGGTAAGAATCCAAAGATTATGATTACCACAACACCAAAACGCGTACCGCTGCTGTATGAACTCATTAAAGAGTCAGAAAAACATCCAGGTAAAGTTATTATTACTAAAGGTTCAACTATGGATAACACCGGAAACCTTTCTGCAGCTTACCTTGACGGTATCCTCGGTGTGTATGAAGGAACTCGTTTAGCTGCGCAAGAACTCTACGGCGAAATGCTTTCAGATGTTGAAGGAGCACTCTGGACTATCGAGCTTATTGAAAGAACACGAGAACTTGTTATGCCGCAAGGCGCTCCACTTCGCTGCATTGGTGTTGACCCATCGGTAGCTGAAAATCCACGAGATGAATGCGGCATCGTTGTTGTAGCTTCAACAGCGGACAGAGATCTTTATAAGCGTCAGAGCTGGGTACTTGAGGATGCTTCAATCTTAGGTTCTCCCGAGGTGTGGGCAAACAAGGTAGTAGCTATGGCTCGTAAATGGGGTTGCCCTGTTATTGCGGAAGTAAACCAAGGTGGTGCGCTTGTTCGCAACGCCATAAACACAATTGACCCAACTGTAAAGGTACTTGAAGTCCACTCCAAATACGGAAAAGCCCTTAGAGCAGAGCCTATCACCCTAGCTTACGAGCAGAATCGTGTTCACCACGTTGGCTACCTCGCGGAGCTGGAGTCCCAGATGACCTCGTGGATTCCAGGCGAAGGTAAATCCCCGGACCGCGTTGATGCCCTCGTCCACGCCCTTACGGCTCTACTTATCAAACCACCCGCTGGATTCGTAGGCGGGAAGATTACGGCTAAGTCCCCAGCCGGTAGAAAAATACCTGGTCTTAGAAACACCTTCCGCGTTAGGTAGTTACATTTTCCCAACCTTCCTGATATAATTAACCATATCAACGGATTGGAACCCAAAATGACAAAAAGATACGAGGCTGGAAATCAAACAGTCTATATGTATACATTCTACGGAATGGCTCCAGTATTTCAGACATGCGCCAGCTACGGCGAGGCTGCCTCCTGGGCAGTTACCTACGAAGGTTCAGTTGCTCACACCGGTGGGCTCAAGTGGTGGGGAGTTCGTCCATAATGACTACTACATTTCCAGCTTCAGATAAGCAAATCACCTTCATCAACGAACTCTTGGATTCTCGTGTGATTCCACCAATGGACCCAATCCTACGAGGATTCACCGTTGACCGGTTCGGTATATTGAGCACCATTGACAAGCGCACAGCCTCTGCGGTTATCTCCGCGCTGCTTGGTCTACCAAAGCTTGCTACTCCTGCCGAGTCTTCCCTACAGCACATTCTTGCCAGTATACCTAAATCTAAGTACGCAATTCCTGTAGACGAGCTAGACATCGCTCCTCTTACCGGAACTCCACTTACCGGCGATCTTCTTTTCATCGAGGTCCGTGAGTACCATGACGTTCTGTACATGCGTCGCCTCACCGGAGCCCCAGGCGCCTTCAATCGTGACAAGATGCCTGCGGGTGACGTCAAGATCATCGTGGACCTAATTGCCACACATCCTTATAAGTACACACGCTTATTCGGTGAGAACTATTCATGCTGCGGTAAGTGTGGGGCTGAACTAACGGATCCGCAAAGCCGAGCCTTCTTCCTTGGACCCGAGTGTCGTAAGTCATTCGGGTGCTAAAGGTTGCTTTTCTTGATTATCCTGTTATAATTAACCTGTACGCCAAAACGACGAAAGGAATAGAAAATGAAACTCAGCACATTCCGCGGACATAGGTACCGCCGTTACACAGCAGCTCTACGTCTCCTAGCTCTTGCTTGGACTCCGTACGCAGCTTACACATTCTTTATATTTCCTAGCATCGCATCTTTCGTTGCTGCTATCTTCCTCGTAGCTGGAGGAGCAATCCCGTTGTGGATTCTTTCCCGCCACACGGAGTATATCGCTAAGGAGGAGTTCGGTAACCTTCGTGCACTTCGCAAGAACCAACCAACATCTCTTCTCGGAGTTGTAGGTCCAAAGGAACGCAAATGAATGTACCAGTGAAGGAAAAAAGAATTGTAGCTATGTCTCCACTTGAAGCGGAGATGATAGCATATCGGTTGAGCACCAGCGCTTGGCAGTACCAGCAAAAACTAGAGCAGTTCAAGGATAATGTTGAGCTCTGGCACCTTCAACAAATTCAAGAATATCTAGACGAGAACTAAATTTTACAAGAAGAGGTAGAAGGATTATAGTCTACCTAACACTGGAGGACAAATGACGCAAGGAACAAATCAACGCGAGCAGCAGTACGTTCGCGGTGTGTGTCCAATGTGCGGTGAAGTGAACGTTTTGCTTTACACCCACAACAACACACTCATATGTGCTACTGACTACCGCACACTTATTCGCGGAACTAGGTGGACGCAACCCTGCGATAAATGCGGAGCGCCAAAAGCTGCGCGAGACCCAGTTCATCGTCGTAATGAGTACTTATGTGTGCCATGCCATAATGAAAACGGAGTTTTGCATGTTGGAACAACAGTGTTTAAGCGAGCGTTACTCGCTCTAAGCGCCGTGCTACCAAACGCACAAACAAAAGTACCATGCTATCTTTATGGATACGGCACAGAGTGCGATGATAACATAAAACCTCGCGGAGCGTGGGGTGGAAAGTCATTGTGCAACTTTCACGGAAAAAAGCCACCAAAACCTGAAAAGACAACTAAATCTTAAGCAGTCCTATATAGTTCAAGTATATGCGTAGTCACACCGTGTGATTACACAACAATGAAAGGTACATAATGACAACAGCAACTATAACATCAAGCAACGCAGCAGCTCTTTACAGTGCAGGCAAGTCTGTAGACGAAGTAGCTAAAGAGTTAGGAATTACATACGGTAAGGCTCGCAAACTTATTGCAGACTCCGGTACGCAAATACGTAATACTTCTGATAGACTTAAGGGTAAAACCCGTAAGGTTAAGTAGTACATGGACAGACTACTTCTGCGGCTACAAAGCCTCATCTGGCCAGCTGTCATATCAGTTGCCCTCTCTACACTAGCCATACTCACGGCACTTCTAGCACCGGATAGGGGAAATCTTATCCTAGCCCTAGCAGTATCTGCAGTAGCCTGGGCGTGTCTAGCTCAGACAGTCTAGACAAGTTGTTGCTAAGCAGGCACTTACGGGTGCCTGTTTTGCTTTCTATGTGGTATAGTTAACACCAGGCAAATAGCCTGTGACGGAGAGACGGAGGACTTAACAATGTTATCCCTTCTTATCTCCGACCCTGCGCAAGCGGTAGAGGACAAGCGTAAGCTTGAGAAGCGCAGTGGTAGCAAGAAGCTCAATGCGGTGGTATTGAGGTGTCCCATCCCCGACCTAAGGAGGCGAACTAGCGTTGCAAAAACTCACATTACGTGGAATAGCAATGTCGACCGTAGCCTATATTACGGCTCTAACAATTGGTGTTGCAACAGTAGCTACTGTCGCTGCTAGCGCAACTGAAAGACAAACTACTCTCGTGGCTGCTAAGACAGCGGCAGTAGTAGATCCTCTAGACAAGTTCAGAGGTGCAAAGACTCTTACTAATGACGAGCTTATCGAGCTCCTGTCTACGGTAGGATTCAAAGGCAAAGCTTTACGGGTTGCCTGGGCAGTTGCCATGAAGGAATCACGTGGCCACCCAACATCGCATAACAATACAATAAGCACAGGCGATAACTCATACGGGCTATTCCAAATCAACATGATTGGTAGCCTGGGTACGGACCGTCTTGCTCTATTCAATGAGAAGTTCGGTATGCTAAAACCAAACGAGCTATTTGACCCAGTTACTAACGTACAGGTTGTGTACTACATGACCCAAGGAGGTACGGACTGGTCATCATGGGGCTTAGGCCCTAACGCCTATGATGGATCTACGGCTGAGCTTGCGGTAACCCGTTTGCTAAGCAATTTCCCTAAATCATAAACCTACGATAGGAATATAGTATTCACATGACTGAAGAAACGAATATTGAACATGCGGGTGACATCGAAGCTGTAGCTGATGAAGCTGTGACCGTTGATGAAGCTGTAGAGGTAGCCGAAGAAGAAGTACAAGCTCCTGACGTAGAGCCTGAGCAAGTAATTGCTGAGGAGCCTATGCCTGAGCCTATGCCTGAGCCTGTAGTTGTACAGCAGCCACAGGTTAGCCAAGCAGTCAGTGGAGAAGACATCGATGATGTCATACTCGCTAACTGTGTATACAAAAATGTCTATGCACGCAAGTCATTGACAGTACATCATCTGCAACGTCGACTCATCGAACTTGGTTACAAGGACGCTGAC